GGAGAATTCTCTCCCTGCTCATCTGAAAGTCGCCGGATGGCGAATCTCAGATGGGAGTGCATCGTAGTGCTCGCATCTGGGGTTTGACCCAACGTACCATTTGGACGCGCGTAGGCTTAATGGGGGAGGATGACCTTGCCTTATTCGCTTAGGGCACTGGCAACCTGGGGTTGACAGCCCTTAGGCCCAGAGGAAAAGTACCTCAAAGAGCTTGCGCGTGGCAGGTATCCTGACCGGTCGATCCATGTTCTTCCCAATATTCCTGTGAAGGAATGGGGGGGATGGATGTGGTGAGATAAGGCAGGATAAGCCTGATTGGACCTCTTCCAAAGCCTTCCAAGGCTGGCTGCGGCCCCTTCACAGGGAAACCGAAGTTTAAGAGACGATTCTAATGAATAACAAGAGAACTTAACAGTCTTCCATATTACTTCTAAGCGAATGCCTAGCCGTACATGGAGTCGGCTGCTAAGCTCTTTTGCGTCTCTTAATGCCATGCTCAAGGTAAAACTTGGGCGACCAGCTTTGAAACACATACTTAGTATGGTTTCTCTGCTGGGACGGAGAGTTAACCTATCAGTCGTCAAAGTTTGCCTTACCACACTGGCTACCTTCTATACTTTGTGAAAGAAAGGTGGTAACACCTTTTTGGTATTATACCTTAAAGGTTGTTATTCCCTTCTTCAACAGTATATAGGGGGTCAGAGACTGCACGATCTTACTCCTTTTGGAGCAAGAATCGGTCGGACCCATAGTGGGTGCCCTTCAATAATCCCGGCCGTTCATCGCCGTGCGATTCGCCAGGGGGACGAATGGACGATTAGGTTCTGGTTGACCATCTTTTCACTCTACCGAGTGTTGGATTGTCCTCCGAAGCTAAAAGTCAATTCTATCTCTGACGGAACTACAATGGATCACCAATTGACTTATGAATTTAGTCAATTTATAAGTACTCATTTCTTACCTTCTCTTAAGCGCTTTTCGAAAGCTCTTATGGGAAGAGTTAAGAGTGAGGATTGGTCCCCATTGTCGTTCATGAAGGGTCTCAAAGCCTTACCCTTTATGATTTCTAAGAGTTCTCCAGCCATTCGGGGTGGCAACGTACCCGGAGGAGCCCAGGCGACATCGCCTGCTGCTCTTCTTGCTAGTGCCCATGCGTGGTGGATCTCTCCACTTCTTCCGTATCTGCGGAATTGGTGTGAGATGACCAACTCGTTATGGGTTATTAACAGGATTGAGCAGTGGGGCCAGAGACTGTGGGTATGGGAAGATTCCCTACCTCTGTCTTCTGACTCTCCTGGGTGCCCCTTCGAGGCAACGAACCACCTCGGGCGGCTTGGGTTCAAAGAGGAACCAGCGGGGAAGGTGAGAGTGTTTGCTATGGTGGATCCATTTACTCAATGGCTCTTTGATAAGCTACATCGGCGTATCTTTGAGCTATTGTCCTTAATTCCTCAGGATGGTACCTTCGATCAG